CTTGTGCAAGATCACGGCGGGTGGGGCGAGTATGGAGGCTTTCGCGTCCGGCGAGTGGAAATGGTATTACGACAAATTCCCCCAGCTGGAACCCGAAATTAAAAAGTCATTGCATGACGCCTATATCGGCGGTTTCATGCTGGTCAAAGAGGGGGCGTATGACAGGGCTATCGACGTTGACTGCAACTCAATGTATCCGAGCATATTACGGGACGAATGGTTGCCGTGGGGCGAACCGGAATCATACGACGGTGAATACATCCAAGATGATGACATGCCATTGCATTGCGACGAACTCACGTTTCGCGCGGAACTCAAACCAAACGGCTACCCTTTTTTGCTCGACAACCGCAGCGTCTACGGACTGAACCGTCTCACCTCAACCCGTGGATACGTCACGCGCGTGCTTACCGACATTGATCAAGAACTGCTTTATAGGAATTATGAAGTGAGCGTCTACAAGCATGTTAGGGGGTGGAAATTCCGGCAAAGCAAGGGCTTTTTTCGGTCGTTCGTGGATGAATGGGGAGACTTGAAACAGAAGACGACGGGCGAAAAAAGACAAATGGCGAAACTGATCATGAACGCCCTGGTGGGGAAAATGGCGAGTCTGCCAAAAGGCACCGTCCTACTCCCCTTATCCAAAGACGGCATAACATTGGACTGGGACGTCGCCCAGCGCGAAGAATCGAACCTGAAAACCGATTTCCTACCCGTGCCCGTGTGGGTCAACGCCTACGCACGCCGCAAACTCATGGACGTGTGCCACGCGAACGCCGATCGGCTATTGTACGCGAACACGGACGGTTGTATTTTGAGCGGTTGGGAGCCGGTGGAATCATGCGACATACACCCGACCGAACTAGGCAAGTGGAAAATCGCCGCACGATACGAAAAACTGACGATATTGGGCATGAACCGGTATCAGGGATGGCGGGACGACGGGGAGGTTGACGTATGCATGGCCGGAAACCTATTCTCGCAACCCATCCCCTACGAGAAGTTTAGGCATGGAACGCAGATCATGGACGATTACGGTACAATGGTCATGCTATAATTGTCATGTCTTGTGAGCGTCGATTTTCGACTGGGAGCAACATGGGTCGGATTGCCACGGCTGAAAACGCCGCCGACCGTGAAAATCACTATCGTGGCGGTAGTGCCCTACGATTTTCACTTCGCGCTCTGATAGGACAGTCAGACCTCCGCGTGATTGCGGAGGTCATTTTATTTTTCCGCCGCATGATATAATTTTAGTGGAAATATTGCCAATCGTAAGGAGCTTTTGCATGGCAGACCCAAACAATGACGGCGAGGAAAACACCACTCCGCCGCCGACCGAAGAGGAACAGCAGACCGAAACCGTCGATGACGAAGTAAAACCGGAAGAACCGGAGCCGGAACCGGAGCCGAAGCAGGAGCCGGACGTTTCCACTCGACTTGACGCGATTGAAAAGGAATTGGCCGGACTGAAGGCCATGATGGACACGCTCGGATACAATGACCCCGCACCGTCCGACAATGACGGCGACGGAGACAATGACAGCACCGAATCTATCGAAGATTTGTTCGACTAAAATAGTTAGGAGATATATATAATGTCCAATATTCGACCATTGGCGGGCAAAGGTGACGTTGAGATCTTCAACGCCGTCCGCAACGCAACCAGCCCGCAGTTCCAGACCCGTATCCCATCCGCGACGCAGGGCAATATTAGGAACGCCGTGGACACCATGCGCAATTTCCCCTACCTTCGTGACGAGTTCACCGGCGTGCTGATCCAGCGTCTCATTGGGCTCTATATCCAGCACGCGGATTGGGATGACCCGCTCAAGCTGATCGGCTCACCCCGCACCTTGAAGCGCTACGGCTCCACTTACGAGCAGGCCGCCGTTGGTCTCGTCAAGGCCCGCACCCGTAACTTCAATAAGGAATACTTGGGCGACGACGTTTACGGCCGCTACAGTCTCCCGACCGCGTCCGTATTCCACCCGCTCACGTTCGATCATTATTACCCCGTCACTATCCCCGAAGACGCCTTGTTGACCGCGTTCGACGGCGAAAGCGGCATGTCCGACTACATTTCTGAGATCATGAACGCGCCTATCCTCTCGGATAGGAACGATATGTATCTCATGAAGACGCAGACCTTCGCGGAATACGCGCGCAAGGGCGGGTTCTACCGTGTGCATACCCCTGACGTTGGTAAGGCCGACTCTACCGAAGCGGACGCGAAGGGACTACTGCGACTTATTCAACAGATGGCGAACGAATTGAAGGCGTCGCCAATGAGCGCCATGCCACGATATAACGCCATGTCCTGGGTGACTCCGTGGCGCGATAGTGAAGCGATCCTCTTCGCCACTCCGCAGGTGATCGCCGCGCTCAATGTCGAAGCATTGGCCGCCGCGTTCAACATTGATAAAGTCAATGTTCCGTACCGTATCATCCCGATCCCCGAGGATATGTTCGGTATCGGCGGACAGGGCGGAAAGGTTCAGGCGGTGCTCACCACCGAAGACTTCTTCTTCTGCTGGGATGAAATGCTGGAAACCACCAATTCCCCCGTGAACCCGATTGACGGCACGCGCAACATTTTCTACAAGCATCGTGGAAGCATCACTCCGAACCCGTTCGCGAACGCGATTCTGTTCTGGACGGGCGAAGGCTCCAACGAGTCCGTGACGTTGCCGGACACGCTCACCACCTCCACGCCGAAATTCGAATTGCGCGTGCAGAAGTACGGTCAGTCCGCCATCACTCCGCAGAACGTGCTCCGTGGCGATCTCGTCCAGGTGATGTCCACCATTACGAGCGCCAACAAGGAAACGGCGACGTTCCAGCCGACAGGCATCAAGTACACGCTTGAGGGCGCCACCTCCCAGTTCACGACCATTGACAATGACGGGATCCTGCGTTGCGGTTTGGATGAAACCGCCGAAACGCTTAAGGTCACCGCTCAGGCAACCTACATCAATCCGGCCACGCCTGAAATCGACCAGACGGTTTCCGCCGCACTATCCGTGCCCGTGGTCGGAGGATGGTTGGGCGGCTGGAAGACGGGCGCCATCGAGTCCGTTAAGATTCAGGGCGAAAAGTCGGTCAAAGTGAATGGCAATGTGGCTCTTAAGGCGATCGCCACCAAGACGGACGGCAACACCGCGGACGTGACCAATCTCGCCACGTGGACGGTGGACGCCCACGCGACCATCACCCCCAACGGAGTGCTGACCGGAACCGTAGCGGGCGCCGTCAACGTCACTGTGAGGTTTGCGGGAGCTGTCGGAACGGTAAAGGTCACCGTCACCGAATAGCGATGATAACCAGCCGCTAAAATAGGTGTGGATAGACTTTATCCACACCTATTATTTTTGGAGGACTTATGAGCGCGAACGATTTGCCCATCAATTTCAGTTATGCGAAATGGACACCGAACACACGGTTCAAGCTCTGTAACGTGCCGTGGGACATGGGCTACAGGGATATAGTCAGATGGAGCGAGCAAGCTCAAAGAGATTATTTCGACCGATTGGACGGTATCGAGTTCACCGACTGCACTATGGCGAAATATGGGTTGCCGGTACGATTGCCCGTGCCGTTCGCCCAAGCGTGCCAATATAATTATCTGATCGCGACGAACGATTACGATTTCGACACTCCCCGTAGTTGGTATTATTTCATCCAGACATGCGATTACGTGAACGCCAACACCACACAGTTAAACATCCAGCTTGACGTGTGGCAGTCATTCCAGCATGATATTCAATTGGGCAACGCCTATGTCGAGCGCGGCCACGTGGGGATTGCGAACGAGAACGCCTGGAAAGACTATGGAAAAACGTATTTGGATCTCCCCGAAGGACTCGATACCGGCAAATGCACCGTACTCACGAATGAGTTATGGAAACCACTCATGGATATTGGCACTCATGATGGCGTGAAATATACATCCTACGGGCTGATCATCGTAAGCACCACCGATCTGGAGGCCGATACGGGCACCAAGGATGCTCCGGTGGTCAACACGGCAACGGGTAGCGCGTTCGAGAGTCAGCTTAATGGTACATCCATGTATTATTTGGATACGCCCGCCGATATTGTCACATTCTTCACCGAAGGCATGACGGCGCCGTGGGTCACGCAAGGCATTTGCGGCATCTATGCCGTACCGCATTTGCCGCAAGCGTTGTTGGACGGACAGCCGAAAAAGACGGAACTTTTCGGACATTCCGTCGGTTTTATTGGTAACTGTTGGGAACTACGCAAGAGAAACGACAATAGCAACGCCCGCTACACGGACATTATCAATCTCAAAAATTTCCGCGATACTTTCCAGGTGCCGGAACGCTACAAGTATCTGAAAAAGTTCCTTACAGCCCCCTATGCTTATATCGAATGCTCGTGCCTGAATGGTACCGTGATCACGTATGAGCCTGAGCAGATTCCGTCCGCTGACCTGATTATTCGAGAATCATGGAATTACGCGCCACCGTCTCCGCGCCTGAATTTCTACGCGCGCGGATATCATGCGGGGACCCTGGGCGAACGTCAACCATTGACGGACGGCAAAGGGTTGCCGATCGATACGGGCGAAATGCTCAACGCGTCGTTCGGCATCACCAATTTCCCCACCTTCATGGCTGTCAACAACGGCAGTGCTTTGGCGCTTGCGAACAGCGCCTACACTAGGCAATACGCACAGCAGAGCGCGGATTGGAGTTTCCAGAAAACCCAGATGGGCATCAACAACGCATATGCTCAAGCCCAGCTCGGCACACAGTATGCAAGCGCCCAAAACCGTCTTGGAACGTCGAACCGCAACGCCATGAACGCGATCAGCAACCAGGCCGCGCAGATGGGCACCGATCTGACGTTGAAGAATCTCGGATTCAACAATCAGATGGCGCAGATCAACACCATCGGATCGGGTGTCGCCAACGCGGTCGGTTCCGCAGTCACCGGCAATACTGGCGGTGTGGCCGGAGCCATCGCAGGCACCGCGATCGGCGCGTGGACAAACCAAATGACTTACGACAACAACGTGTCAAGCACGAACCAGCAATTGGCGAACACGCAGACCACCAACAACGCAAGCACCTCACAGGCCAACGCCTACAGTCTCGCACAAACCAACTTGAGCAATCAACAGACCATGCAGCTCGCGGACATGAACAAACAATTGGCGCAGGCCACCGCGCAAGGCGATTACGAGAACACCATCGCCGGCATCAACGCCCAAGTACAACAGACCCAAACCGTACCTCCAACCACGTCCGGCGCATTAGGCGGTGACGCGTTCAATCTTGCGAACGGTTTGATTGGCGTCCTGGTACGGTTCCGGCAGATTCCCCCAGCCGCCATGCAAGCCATTGGCGAAGTATGGCTACGATACGGCTATTACGTGCAAAGGTTTATGAAACTCCCGGCAAACCTTATGGCCATGAGTAATTTCACGTACTGGAAACTCCACGAACTCTATGTCCGCTCAAGTACCTGCCCGGAGGAATACCGGCTTACAGTGAAGGGCATTTTTGAATCGGGCGTGACGGTATGGACCGACCCCGACAAAATCGGCGTCACCGACTACGCGGACAATACGCCATTACCTGGTATCGCATACTAGATATAATGGAGGGAGCGTAAAACCTCTCTCCATTATTTATAGTAAGGACGGTGACCATGAGCAAACGCAATAACGCGCGCAAGGCCGCTCACTGGGACAATCAGAGCGTGCTCGGCTCCATGTGGGGCAATTTGAACCTACCTGAAATGCGGCAAAGTCTCCGCATTAACCAGTATATGAAGCTTATCGAAATGCTGGCAGTGAGCCGGTTCAAATGGATCAACCTACCCCCGTACATTGATGAAAGATACTTGGAACTGACTCTATTCGAGAACGGGTTGGCCCTCTTCTTCCCCGACAAACGCAAGGGAGTGCATCGTTTCATGGTCACGTCGGGTAATATCGGCGGAGTCAACAATTATAATAATCCGACGTCGTTCCAGCCGGTTGCCACGAATTACTCGCACCCGCAGGTCGGCTCGAAGGAATGCGTGCCCATTTGGGATAACCAGCTCAGATGCACCATGATTGACGTCATGTGGAATTATGCCACGCGATTGGCGATTGCCGACCGCGCGCTCGACGTCAACCTCGACAATATTTCAGTGCCGTTGATCATCGCCACTTCAGAAACCAACAAGCTCACCGCCCAAAACCTAGTGAAGGCGCGTGAGGACGGCGACCCGTATATTTATACGTACGACTCGGCGGATATCACCGGCATGTTCCAGACGTTCCCCAACGTCACCCCGTTTTTGGCGGATAAGATCATCACCACGAAAACGCAGATCTGGAACGAACTCGTGAACTATCTTGGTATCGACAACAGCACCACGGAGAAGAAGGAACGGTTGCTTGAGTCGGAAGTCACGGCTGGAAACTCACGTACGAACGTGTTCCGCCTGAGCTACTTGAAGGCGCGTCAGCAGGCGTGCGACACGATCAACCGGTTGTGGCCGCAAATGGCCGACTCCGGGAAACCTATCGGCATCGAATGGAACGACACCACTTCAGGCGGACTCCTGGACGTTGACGGAAACAAGGAAGAGGAATAATAGGGCTTTCAACATGGGCATCAGACAGCAGACGATTGACGATTACGGCGCGTTCGTGGAGAAATTCAAACCGAAGAAGACCACGGACGACTGCTACACCCCCACAGAAGTGTATGAGACGATAAAGGACTGGGCATGCCGTGAGTTTGGCATCGACCCCAGCAAGGTGGTGCGCCCGTTCTATCCGGGCGGCGACTACGAGCGGTTCGACTATTCGGACGGTGCGGTGGTTGTGGATAATCCGCCGTTCAGCATCCTGGCGAAGATATGCGCGTTCTACCGTGACAACCATATTCCGTTCTTCCTGTTCGCGCCGTATCTCACAATCTTCTCCAGCACGTCACGCAACGGCGCACATATGCTGGTCACTGGTTGCGATATCGAATACGCAAACGGCGCTATCGTCAAAACAAGCTTCGTGACGAGTTTCGGTGATGACCTGATTCGCACCGCGCCGGACTTGGCCAACGCGATCGACGAGACCGTGAAGCGCGTCAGGAAAAAGCAACGCAGGCATCCGCCGAAATACTCGTATCCGCGTGAACTGCTTACCGTGAGCAGGCTCGGGAAGATTAGCAAGCAGGTCGAGTTCCGTGTCAAGGCTTCGGACGTGGCGTTCGTGCATAGGCTCGCTTCGCAGAAGGCCGTGAAGAAGGGCATCTTCGGCGGCGGCTATCTGATGAGCGAAGCTAAGGCCGCGGAACTGAAGGCCGCGGAACTGAAGGCCGCGGAGGATGTGACGGTATGGCCGCTCAGCGAAAACGAGAAGCGGATCATCGAAAACCTCGCATGAAAAATTCACGCACTCGGAGCCATCCTAGTAAAATAGGGTGGCTCTAGCATTACAATGACCTTTATGAAGATTCCAGACGATTATGCTAGCCTTAAAGAGGAGGAATAATGGTGCAAGATTTGAGCATATACGCCATCAAAGACAGTATGGCGGATTACACGTTGACGCTTGGTAATCTGATCGACAGAGGGTTTAATACGGATGAAAAACTGCATTTGAGTTCGCAATATTATCCGATTTTCGACGAAAACTATAGGGCGAAATTGAACGATAAAATCGTGGCACACTACGCATTGCGTGAAATCGGTTCGGAAACGCCGCAAATGTTCGTCTTTTATTTGGGGCGTACCATGCGGGAGCAGATGGACTATTTCAACCAGCTCTATCTGTCCGCGCAACGCAAGTTCGATCCGTTCATCACGTCCGACATTCGACAGGAAATGGACTCGACCAGTACGAACGAGTCGAGCGGCAAATCTACAGGGGAACAGTCCAATACATCCACCGCCAACAGCACGTCCGACACCACCGCCGACAATTCCAGCATGACGTTCAACAGCGAGTTCCCGCAGACCCGTATCGACGATTTTCGCAAGTACGCCACCACCGCAAGTCAGACGGACTCGACCGGCAACACGCATACGGCAACCCAGCAGGACAGTACGGCCACCGCGTCCAGTACCAGTAACACGGATTACGCGCACTCGTCGGACAAGGGCAATTCCACGTCGCATACGCTCGGCACCAGCGGATCCCAGTCCCAGCTCCTGCAGGACTGGCGCAACACCATGCTCAATATTGACATGATGGTAATCAACTCGCTCGAAGACCTCTTTTTAGGTATGTGGGGCAGTGGCGACAACATGACCAACGTGCCGCAACTGTACAGCACCTCGTTGGCCTACAATCTCGGCCATTAGAGTATACTTGACTTGAGACAGATTGGAGGATATATGGACGGAATCAACACGTGCGCCGCCCCCTTGGATATCGACCCGCGGCAACGGTATTTCACCACCGTGCAACCGTTCTCATACCGAGACACGTTGACCGTATTAGGATACGTGCAGAAGGTGGCCGACCATCTCGACCAGCTCAGGGAACAGCTTGATAATCTCGCCAAAGACGAGAACGCGGACGTCGAAGCCATCAAACAGCTGATAGCCGGTTTCAACGAGCAATTCGAGCACATCAATGAAACCCTGGACGACTTGGAAAGGCAGGTCGGACAATATGAAGACTCCGATTTGACCTATAATCCGACGCGTGGAAAGTACGAAGACTCGAAAAACACGAACCGTGACATGTACCGCGAACTGGCAGTATTCGGCGCGCGGGTTAATCAGATGGCTACCGTAACCACGGCTCAGGCGGCACAGCATGACTGCATCACTTGGGCGGTGTTAGGCAACCGTGAGATTTTCGGCAACGAAGAACCGCGGGTAACGCCCCGACCTCAGAATCAGCCGCCGACACCGCCACCGACACCGAAATCACCGGAAAAAGGATATATCCCAGTCGACAGGGCCACATCACCGGGGACCCAAGAGACATATTTCATCGTCCACGAAAAGAAGGGGGAATGATGGACATCAAAAAAACGATAAGCTCGACAACCGTTAAGGGGTCGAAAGATTCCGAAGGCCGCGACTTCAGAACCCAGCTTAATATCGCGCTCTATGAAGTATGCTCTCAAGCGGGTTTCGACGTGCACAAGGATGCGGACAACAAGAACGTGACGGCGACACTACCTTGAGGGACGTGCCGAATATCCTGGTCCCATTGTATTTCTCCTATGCCGCCACCGGGACATTGAAGGGGCTTGCTTTGCCGTTTTATTTTTCCATGAGCCTAGGGCGCACCCCAGCCGGGACGATAGTCACGGACGGGGTGACCGATTTTTATTCTTGCGGGAACTGCATCTACATCAGAGAAAGAGAAAATCATGAATGAAAATGACGAAAACAGCGACATGTACGGGCACACCACAACCTACGGACTACCTCTCTACACCGACGATACCCCGTCCGATCTGCGCGACGGATATAATCGGGCAATGGTGATGATCGACCGACTCATACACCAGCTCGAAACCCTCATCCGCGAAACCAAAGGAGCCAACCAATGAGCACCATCTACGACAAAACCGACAATTATGCTCTCAACCTCTACGGGGATAGTGACCCCGCAGATTTGAGGGACGGATATAACGGGTCCATGCGCACTATCGACACGACTCTCGAAACTCACCTCAATCGCATCGAGGGTGTGGAGTCGCGAGAAACGCATGATGAGGAAGTGGTCAAGGCGCTGCTTGGTGATAACACGGTGGACAATGCCGCCGCAAGTAAGACCAAGTGGGATAAGGCCGGTACCGACGCCACAGCCGCCGCCGCAACGGCCACCGCCGCCGCAG